GTTTGCCAGTCGCCTGTTGTTTTTGAGAGAGCGGAACCCGAACCATGCGGAACCGGAACCGAGGAACCCGTTCCGCCGCCGTTCCGTTTGACATCGTTCCGTTCCGTAACAGATGAAACGACACGGAAGGGAACAAGCGGACCTGGTGAAGGCATGCGCGGCCGCGCACGGCGTCACCACCCGCGCCGTGCGGAAGTGGCGCGACCAGGTCGATCCCCGCTGGAACAAATTTTTAGCGGAACGCGCCGCGGCCGGAATGGTCCCGGTGGGAGCGGCCGCCCCGGCGGCGCCGGTCGTCGCCCGCGAATGGAGCGATGAGGAACTCGCCCTGGAAAACCAGATTCGGAAAATGAAAGAATCGACTGCCGATCTGCGGGAGCGAGCGGAACTGGCAAAGTCGGCTGGCGATCTCGATGCGGAAATGGCACTCCGCCGCATGTGGCTCCAACACGCCGAAGCGCTGCGCCGGTTGGAAAAAGATGCCCCCGGCATCTCTGCGGCCTCCGGCGATGTAGTTCCAAAAAAACTTGCCGCCCAAACGATCCTCCAATACTCGGCCGCCGTCGCCGCGGCCGTCTCGAATCTGCCCGACCGCATTCTTTCCCTGATTCCTTCAGTCGGCGAAGACATCGCCGCCAAAATTCGCGCCGAGTCTGAAGAGGTGATGCGCGCGGCAAAATCAGTCCGCCTCGATGCCATCACTGTTTGACGAACTCCAAGAGCAGCTCGACCGCATCTGGGAGCCGAGCCGCCGCCCGTCCGCTCTCGAGTGGGCTCAAGAAAATGTCCACCTCGACAAGCGCTTCTCCCCACGCCCCGGCCGCTACGACGCCGATTACACCCCGTATCTCCGCCAGCTTCACCTCTGGTTCTCCGATCCAAAAATCCGCCAACTCACCTTCGTAAAATCCGCCCAGGTCGGCGGAACAACCTGGCTGGCAAACTGCCTCATGTGGGCGATCTCCGAGGACCCCGGCCCGATACTCTATGTGACCTCGACCAACGAAAACGCCAAGTCCTGGTCCGAGCGCGAACTCCACCCGCGCCTCCGCGCCTGCCGCGCGCTCAAGCCCTTGCTCCCCGACAACGACGACGATTTCCGAAAAACGGAAATGCACTTCGCGACCTGCACTCTGAAGCTCGTCGGGGCCTGTTCCGAGGGGAATTTGGCGAGCCGCCCGATCCGCTACCTCTTCGCCGACGAAGTGGACAAGTGGCCCGACGACTCCTCCCTCGAAGCCCCCGCCCTCGAGCTCGCCATGGCGCGCCTGAATTTCTACCGGAAAATCTCCAAAGCCTGCCTCACCTCCACGCCCACCGTCGAGGCCGGTGCTGTGTGGCAGCAATTCCTCGCCGGGTCCCAGCATCGCTTTCACCTCACCTGTCCCGACTGCGGCCACGCCCAGCCGCTGCGCTTCGAGCAACTCCGCTGGCCCGAGCACCACCGCGACCTCGCTGGCATGTGGGACCTCGCCGGAGTCGAGCGCGACACCGCCTACCACTGCGAAGCCTGCGATTCCGCCTGGCCGCAATCCCTGCAAAGCGACCTCGTCCGCCGCGGCGAATGGCGCCCTGGCAACGACAAAGCCCCCGCCGATCACATCTCCGCGCACATCTCCGCGCTCTACTCCCCCCAGATTTCTTGGGGCGACCTCGCCCGCATCTTCCTGCAAAAAAAAGAATCCACCGGCGGCCTCCACGATTTTTACAACAACTTTCTCGGCCTCCCCTGGGAAAACCGCGCAGCCCAGGTCAAGGAAGACGCCGTCCTCTCCCTCCGCGATCCCGCCTACCGCATCGGCCAGATTCCCCCCGGCATCGAGCCCGTAGTTCTCACCCTCTGCGCCGACCCCGGCGAACGCGCCACCCACTGGACCGTCGAGGCCCGCATCCAATCCGGCGAGTCATGGATCATCGACTACGGCACCGTTCTCGCCATCGAGGACCTCGTCTCCTCTGAATTCCTCGCCGCCCGCCGCTACCCATGCGGCGACCAAATCCTCTCCCCCCGCTTCGGCCTCATCGATTCCGGCTGGTCCGCCGAGCGCGTCTATTCCGTCTGCGCCCGCTCCTCCGGCCTCTACATGCCCAGCAAAGGCTCCACCGCGGCCTTCGGCACATGGAACCAATCCGCCGTCCAGTCCTACCCCACCCTCCGCCTCGTCACCTATGTCGACCATACGGCCAAGCTCGAGCTCTACCTCGAGCGCATTAACAAAAAAATGCCACCCCTCCTGCACCTTCCCGCCGACGCCTCCACCGAGTTCATCCGCGGCCACTCCGGCCAGCAACTCCTCCAAAACAAAAACTCCCGCCTTGCCCCCTACTACTGGAAAAAAATCCCCGAAGATCACTACGGCGATTGCACGAAACTCCACGGCGTCGCCTGGTGGGTTCTCAAATGAACTGCCCAAACTGCCACAACCGAAAAAGCCGCATCGTGGACACCCGCAGTCCCCGCCGCCGCCACGAGTGTCTGAACTGCCGCACCCGCTGGAGCACCACCGAAGTCATTCTGCCCAGCACCATCGCCACCGTCCGCGACACCCGCACCTGGCTCGAAAAAATCCAAGACAAACTCGCCGAGGTTTGACTCCCGCCCGAAAACATCCGGCGGGGCAGCGAGGGCGGCGCGCCACTAAGTCGTGGCTGGGGGCGGGTGTGTAGGCGCTCGAAAGAGTTGCCGAGACCCTTACTCGACGCGGGCAACCGCGCTCTATCGATGAAGCGCATCCAGCAGCCGAGCGACCTGGCCCCCGTCGGACTTTTCCCCCTCCGTGCCCTCTGTGTTCTCTGTGGTCAACCCCACATTTTGACACGCCACGCCCGGCGTGATGACCGACGCGCAAAAAATCTCCGGCGTTAAATCCTTCCTCCGCCGCACAAAAACCACCGCCGAACTCGAAGCCCTGGCCGCCTCCACATTCGCCAGCGCCACCGAGGAAGTCATCATTACCAGCATCGGCACCGAAGGCTCCTCGACCTCCGGCCAGGTCTCCTTCCCGCGCTGGCTGCTCCTCCAAGCCGTCGAGGAACTCCTTTCCGAAGGCACCGCACCGCGCCAGCTCTGCTCGGTCCTCGACCGTTCCCTCTACCCCCCGCCGCTTTGACAGGCCACTTCCGGCATGGCCTCGAAATCAAACGAAATTCAAACGAAATCAAACCGCGGCGGACCCCGCCCCGGCGCAGGCCGCCCCCGTAAAGCCTCACCCAAGGCCCTCGTCAATTCCTCCTTCGAGGCCGCCGATATTTCAAACCGCAACCGCGGCTACATCTATCTCAACACTGTTGAGCCCAAACGCGAGGCCCCTCCCCAGACCCGCATGGAGCTGCTCAAAAAAGCCCGCTGGCTTTATAATAATGTCGGCATCGCCGCCTACCTGGTCGAACACATCGCCCAGCGCGCCGTTGGCACCGGCATCGTCCCCCAGGCCCGCACCGCCGATTCCGCCTGGAACCGCCGGGTCGAACGCCATTTCGAAGACCGCGCCTGCGGCGACTCCTGGGCATTCGACGCCTCCGCCGCCGTCAACTTCTACGGCGCCCAATCCCTCATCCTCCGCCAGGTCGCCGTCGATGGCGATTTCTTCGGACAATTCCTCTCCACCCAAGAAGGCGGCACCCGCGTCCGCTTCATCGGCGGCGAGTCCATCGGCTCCACCGCCGACTCCAGCCAATACGCCTTCGACGGCGTCCTCCTCGACCCCTTCGGCGCGCCCCGCTCCTACCGCGTCATCACCGACCGCGCCACCGGCAAATACACCGATGTCCCAGCCCGCGACATGCTCCACTTCCGCCATGTCCGCCGCGCCGGTTACCCCCGCGGAATCTCCTGGCTGCACAACTCCATCATCAACTCGCAAGACCTCTCCGAGTTCCTCGCCTACACGAAAGGCTCCGCCAAAGCCTCCAGCCAGATCGGCTTCGTCGTCACCAGTAACGAAGCCATCCGCCTCGGCGGCGGCCTCTCCTCCATGCCCTCCGGCGACAACCCCTCGCAGGAAATCACCGTGGACACCCTCCACAACGGCACCCTCATCCCCCGCCTCAAGCCCGGCGAGTCCATTCAAAGTTTCAAAAACGAGCACCCCGGCGTCACTTTCGAGCCCTTCGTTCGTCAACTCATGGGCGAGATCGCCCGCGGCATCGGCCTCCCGCCCGAGGCCCTCATGATCTTCGTCGGCGCCGCAGGCACAGAATTCCGCGGCCTCCTCGAGGTCGCTCAAAATTTCCTCGAGCGTCTGCAACAGCAGCTCATCGACCAATTCTGCCGCCCCTTGTGGAAATTCTGGGTTTACCAGGAAATCCAAGCCGGTCGCCTCCCCTACCCCGGCGACGATTGGTGGCGCTGCGATTGGGTCACACCCAAGAAAATCACCGTGGACAACGGCCGCGACGGCCGCCTCTACGCCGACCTCCTCGACAAGGGATACATGTCCTGGGAGCGCTACTGCAATCTGCACGGCCTCGACGCCGAAGCCGAGGAAGACGACATCCTCACCGCCTACATCCGCCGCAAACAAAAGTGCGAATCCCTCGGCCTCAACCCCGCCGAAGTCTTCCCCAGCCATGCGAGCACCGCGCCAGCAGCCCCAGCGCTCTGATGCCCGCGCGTTCTTGAACGCCCTGCGGGCAAAATTCCACCGCCCGCTTTTGCCGCCCGCCCCTCCGCCACCAAAGCCCGCCCCACAGCTCGCCCAGCTTTGGCTCGGCCATTTGACACGCGCTCCGAAGTCAGAATGACGAACTGGTATGCCTTTCACGCCAAAGCCGAGCAGCGCGAAACCGAAATCTCCATTTTTGATGAGATCGGCATGTTTGGCGTCTCTGCGAAAAATTTCATCAGCGACCTCAAATCCGTCCCCGACGACCACAAAATCAAACTCCGCATCCACAGCCCCGGCGGAGAAGTCTTCGACGGAAACGCCATCTTCAACGCTCTGAAGCGCCACCCCGGCGGCGTCGAAGTCCAGATCGAGGGCCTCGCCGCCTCCATGGCCACCGTCATCAGCCTCGCCGGTCTCCCGGTCAAAATGGCCGCGAATGGCTTCTACATGATCCACAACCCCTGGGGCGTCGCCATGGGAGATGCCGACGAACTCCGCGACCAGGCCCAGCTCCTCGACAAAATCCGCTCCGGCATGGTCTCCGCCTACGCCGCCAAGTCCGGCCAGCCCACCGAGAAGATCGAAGAGTGGATGAACGACGAAACCTGGTTCAGCGCCGAGGAAGCCCTCGCCGCCGGGTTCGTGGACGAAGTCACCGACGAAGTCCGCCTCGCCGCCAGCGCCAACCGCTTCTCCCGCCTCGCCAAATTCAAGCGCCCACCCGCCGCGCTTTTGACACCCGCACCCGCTCAAATGGAAACCGAAATCGAAAACCCCGTCGCCGAGCCCGAGGTCGCCGCCTCCGTCGTCAGCGAAAACGCCGATCAGCCCACTCCGTCCGATTCGTCCGAGCCCATCCTCGAGCCCGCACCTGAGATTGAGCCCGAGCCACTCGAGGCCGCCATCGAGCCCCAGCCCGAGATTCCCACCCCCGCCACACCCGTGGCCCACATCGCCGCTGCCGATTCCATCTTGGCAAAATACAACGCCGCCATCGCCGAGCGCGATGCCGCCCGCTCCGAGATCATCGCCTATAAAGCCCAGCTCGACACCGTCCGCGCCGAACTCACCTCCGAGCGCGAAGCCCTGCAACGCCTCGAGCGCAGCCTCGGCCTCCAGGCCGCCGCCGTCGTCCCGATTATCCAGCCGCAGAGCGACGCCACCTCTGACCCCGTCGCCGAATACCTCGCGGCACTCGAGAGCGGCGACCGCAAAGCCGCCTCGAAGCTTTTCGAAAAGCACAAAGCCGCCATCTGGCAGCACCGAAACAAAATTTCCAAGGCCTGAGCCAAGGAGAAACCAACCAACAACCCAACACCAATCCAACAATGCCTAATACATTCGACTCCGGCCTGGTTGCGGACTCCATCTCCGCGCAGACCAAAACCGTCCTGTCCAACCGCCTCGCGGCACTCAACATCTTCGCTTCCGATTTTTCGAGCGATGTCAAGAAGCCCAAGGAAACCGTCGTCGTTCCCATCGTGTCCGCCACAGCGGCCACCCAGGTGAACCCGACCAACTTCGAGCCCGGCGGCGGCACCACCGTCACCAAGACCACGGTCACCCTTGACCATGTCTATCAGCCCTTCGCCATCACCGCGGCGGAACTCGCCCAAGGCCATCGCCTCGAGCGCCTGATCCAGATCAACCTCGACGCCCTCGCGGACAAAATCTGGGCACTCGCCACGGCACCCATCACCGTTGCCAACTACGGCGCAGCCACGCTCACCTCGGCCGACATCACGCCCACCAATGGCAAACTCGCCGACCTCTGGGCCGCCATCCACAAAAGCGCTCGCAAGGGCCTCGTGGTCAGCCCGACCATCTACTCGAAGCTCATCCCCACCACAGCCGATTCGCTCCCGCTCTCGGCCGGTGCCTACGGCTTCGACAACGGCATCTACTTCGCCTCCAGCTTCGGCGGTGAGGCGGGTCTTGCCGGGTTCGCCTGCTCGCCCGAAGCGGTCGTGATGGCCGCCGCCGCGCCTGCCATCGACGACGCCGTCCGCTCGCAGTTCGCGATCTCGGACATCGTCACGCTCGAGCAGATCGGCCTCTCGGTGCAATACAATGTCTGGGGCTCCACAGCCAACCGCCAGGTCAACGCCTCGCTCGAAATCATGTTCGGCGCGGCCAAGGGCCTCACCGCGGGCACCATGGCCCTCATCGACATCGCGTAATCACAAGGAACAGAAACGCTGCAACAAAAACGCCCGCCGGTGCTCACTCCCGGCGGGCGTTTTCTTTTTTTTGACACGCCCCCGAGGTCGTCTGTGTTCATGCGCGCCCGGCGGGTTTTTTGTCATATGTTTCCCCGCCGGGCGCCAACTCCAACCGCAGGATAGACAAGCTGGCTAAGTTACCGGGCCCATACCCCGGAGACGCGGGTTAGACTCCCGCTCCTGCTATTTTGACACCACCTCGAGGTCGTCGTCAGTTCGATGTTCGATAAGCGCCCGGCGGCTTTTCTGCTTGTCCCCGCCGGGCGCCACTGCCCCTGTTTTTTTGACACCCGCCATCAGGCGTGTCGCCTGAGTCCCGCAACGCCTTCGCCCTCCGCGCCGCCCAGGCGGCCAATGCCGTCCACGGCATCCCCGTCACATTCCGCGGCCAGGAAATCAAAGTCTGCCTCGCCCCCATAGCCATCGGCCTCGACCTCGACACCGGCGGCCTCCGCCAAGGCGGCGAATTCAAGTGCCGCTTCTTGGCCAGCACCCTCGACTCCGCCCCCCGCCGCGGCGAGCCCGTCCTCTACAACGCCCGCACCTACCTCGTCACCGAAGTAAGCCAGCCCGCCAACATGACCGGCGAGCATGTCGTCACCCTCACCCCTGGCTCCGCACAATGACCCTCGACACGCAAAACGCCATCGCCGCCCACCTCCGCTCCGTCGCCGCCCTCGAAGGCGTCGCCATCCACACTTCCTCCAGCGACCTCGAAATCCCAGGCGACGCCTCGGCCATCGTCGTCTCCTGCGACACCGCCGAGTCCCCGGTCGCCGGTCTCTACCGCGCCACCGTCCAGATCAGCCTTTCCACGCCTTGCCTCCTCCCCGACGCCCTCGAGACCCACCGCACCCTGGCCTCCATCCTCCGCCCCGCCGTCAACCTCGACTCCGTCTCCACAAAATTCCCCGCCCACCTCGCCTACTCCGGCCGCCATTTGACCACATGGTCCGAGTCCCGCGAAGACGAACGCTTCCTCACCACCGCCGAACTCGTCGTCGGCGTCCGCGAAATTTGACACGCGAAACCAAACAAATGCCCGAACTCGACAAAAAACTCACCGCCCTCGTCGAAGAGGTCAACGCCTCCGGCACAGCCTTCGCAGGCATCGGCACCGTCCCCGTCGAAGGCGGCACCAAGAAAGAATTCTACTTCACCCTCGTCGTCCCGGCCGACTCCACCTCAACCGACCAACCCTAACCCATGGCCTTTTCAGACATTGAACTTTTCGGCGTTTCCGACCCTGCCTCCGGCTTTCTTCAGGAAACCACCGAAACGAAAACCGCAGAGATCGCCACTGTCCGCGACGCCACCGGCGTCACGAAGCTCGCCGTTCTCAAAGGCGTGATCACCACAGAAACTGTTCTCAAGGGCAAAGGCATTTACGCCCCAGCGGTGACAGTAAACAAAAATGTCACCGGCACGGCAGTCATCACCTCGGCGAAAATCTCCGAGTCCGCCGAAGACTTCCCCGACTACGAAATCACCTACCAGGCATTTTCCGCCTCTAACTGACCTATGGCCGCTCCCACCGCAATCGGAATCCTTCAAGTCTCTCACTCCACGGCGCAAAGCGTGGAAGTCACCTCCCAAGGCGAAGTCGCCATCCTTGTGGACAAGTCCGGAATTTTTTCCAAGGCCGCCGTTTACGATCCCAAATTCACCTTCACCGTCTCCGGCAAAGGTGCCTCCTGCCCGGTTGCGATCAACCCCGGCGGCAGCGGCAAACCCTCGAGCGTCTCCGGCAAAGTCATCATCAACAGCGTCAAAAACCAAACCAACAACGACGATTGGGAAAGCTGGGAATACTCCGGCGAGGGCTTCCCCGGCGCCTCGTAACCGCGCCATCGCGCCCGCTCGCAGACCGGCCGTCTGCCCACCGATCACATTATGTTAAAACCAGGGGACAGCTACCACTACCTCACCGAGACATCTCTCGGCGAGACGACCAAAGACGGCCGCGTCCGTTACGGCAACAACCCCCTCAACGCCTCCAACACCCGCCTCATCGCCGACGCCCTCACCAGCGGCTTCCGGCTCCTCGAGGCGGGCGGCTACCGCGACACCGTTGAGCAGACTGACAAAGGCCCGCTCCGCAAAGTCGAGTGGTATATCGACGGCTCCACTCGCGGCCTCTTCGTCACCGCCGAAGGCCGCGAGGAAATCGACTTCGAGGAATTCCGCCGCCGCTACCAATCCGAGCAGTGGTGCCTCGAACATTGCCACCACCCCATCGCCTTCATGCGCTGGAGCGCCCGCCACTTGAGCGAACTCCGCGACAAAATCCGCGACCTCACACCCGCCGCCGTCCTCCGCCGCGGCCACCGCTCCGTCACCATCCCCGCCAATCTCCCCGCAGACAAAAAAGAAAAACTCCTCTCCTACCTCAAATGACCGATCCCAAATCCGACTACATGTTCCTCGACCCCGAGACCCTCGAGGTCGCTGGGCTCCGCCTCCGGCCGTTCTCCATCGGCACATTCAACCTCATCCAACGCCTCGGCATCAAGCTCGACGGCCAGCAAGACGAGGCCAAGCAAATGCGCGACCTCGCCGCCATCGCCTGGATTCAATCCGTCCCCATCCCCGAAGTCCTCAAAGCCGTCCATGCGGGCAAAGCCGACGAAGCCATCGACGCCTTCATGTTCTCCATCGACCTCTCCCGCGTCGGCGAACTCAGTGCCGAACTCAACCGCATCGGAGAGCAAGTCGCCGCCGCATCATTCTCCGTCGAGCCCAAGCCCGGCGACAAAGAGGAATCCACACCCCCAAACTGATTGAGCCAGGGCAGACCGCCTCCATGGTCTTCACCCTGGCCCGCGAAACCGGATGGCCCGAATCCTACATACTTTGGCAACTCCCGCTCCACCGAGCCCTCGCCTACCAACACGCCGCGCTCCGCTCCCACGGCGTCTGGACCGTCACCCCCTCCGCAGCGCCCGAGCACGATCTCGCCGCGATTTTGACTCACCTCCCAATCAATGACGATGAAGACGGTTGATGTGAAATGGGAGACCACGGATTTTCGCCGCGCGCTGGACCGCTACATGAAAGGCAGCCGCCGCGACATCGGCACCGTCATGCGCCAGCAGTGCAAGAAAATCATTGAGTCCGTCGCCATGGTCATGCCGCCAAGCAGCGCCGGAAGCGTCGCGCCCGCCAAGGCCCGCAAGCAAGGCGAAACCCGCATCCGCGGCGACCTCCAAAAACTCTTCGTTAAAACCCGCCGCAGCCCGCAGGAAACCAACCTCGCCTCAATCCACAAAGCCAACCGCAACTCCCGAGGACGCGTCCGCCGTGTCTCACAAAAATTCCCTGTCTCCCCGGCGGATTTCAACGCCTACCAGAAACTCGTGCTCGCCCGCGTGGGCCTTCTCGCCAGCGGATGGAAAGCCGCCGCAACGGCCCTTGGCTCCAAGCTCCCCGCCTGGATTCGCCGCCACAATGGCCCCGGCGATGCTTCGGTGCGCGATGCCTTTAACGGCGTCACGGTCACCGCCACCAACAAAGTCCGCTACGCTTCGAGCGGCGACAACGACCGCCGAGTCAAGTGGGCCATCGCCCGCCAAGCCCGCAAACTCCGCTCACAAATCGACCGCCAACTTTCCAACAACGCCCGCCGATTCTAACCTATGGCCGAACTCAAAGCCAAAATCACCGCCGACACCTCCGGCCTCAACGCTGCGCTGAAAAAAGCGCAGTCCGGCGTCGCCGCCCTCAAGCCCGCCATGGTCGGCGTCGCCGCCGCCGGTGCCGCCGCCTTCGCCGCTCTCGGCGTCGCCGCCGCAGGCGTCAAGAGAGCTCTCGACCTCGGCGGCGACCTCGCCGATGTCGCCGACCAGACAGGACTTACCACCGGTCGCGTGATGGTTTTGCGCGAAGCTTTCAACCTCGCCGGACTTGGAGCCGAGTCTCTCGGCCCAACAATCAACAAAATGCAACGCAGCCTGGCTGAAGCCGCGCAAGGCACAGGCCCGGCCGCCGATGCTTTTGCTCGTCTGGGGCTCTCCGCCGGTGATCTTGTCAACATGTCTCCCGATCAAGCACTGAGCGCCATTGGCTCCGCGATCAACGGCATTGCCAACCCCACCGAGCGCGCCGCTACGGCAATGGATATCTTTGGTAAATCCGGCGGCAAACTTCTCACATTGTTTGCCGACAGCGGCATCATGGGCGCGGCGGGGGATATCATCGGAGGGCAAGCCGGGATCATGGAAAAAAACGCTGCGGTTTTTGCCCGCACCTCCGATCTCATCAATGCGTCGTCGAATAAACTTCAAGGCGTCTTTGTCGGCATGGCCGAATCCATCGCCCCGGCGATCCTGCCGCTCCTCGAGCAATTCAATAAGATGGATTTCACCGCGCTCGGCCAGCAGATCGGATCCGCAGCCGCCATGTTCATCCAAGCCATGACCGATGGCTCCATTTGGTCCATCATCGGCGACAGCCTCAAGATTTCTCTGGGCAACGCCGCCAATTTCCTTTTCCGCTCCCTCTCCGGCATCATCACCTCCGTCGCCCGCCTCATTCCCGAGATCATTCAAAACGCCGTCACCCTCTTCGGCATCGTCACCAAGGCCGATTTCTGGAAAGGTATGCTCCAAGCCCTCCTCGGAGCCGCCCAGGCATTCGGTGCCAAGCTTCTTGGCATCATGGCCGAGTCCCTTGGTCTGTTCTCTCGCATTCCCGGCCTCGCCGGAATGCTCGAAGCTCCGATGGAAGCCGTGCGATCCGCCAGCGAATCCATGCAAGGCCAGGCCGACCAAAACCTCGCCGCCGGCGGAGACACGCTCACTCCATTTTTTAACCAAGCCCGCGAGCGAATCGAGTCCTCTCTCGCTGCCGCAGGCCAAGGCTTCATGGAAGGATTCGACGGCGCAGGCGATGTCTTCGACCTCTCCGGCGTCCAAGCCAACCTCGACGGCACCTTCGACCGCCTCGGTAACACCGTCGAATCCCTCAAGGCCCAAGCCCAAGCCGCGCTTCCCGCCCCGAACACCGGCGGCCTCGCCACGGCCTTCGGCGCGATGGAAGAACGCACCGGAGCCGGTGGAGCCGCAGGCAAAGCCACCAACCAGCCCCTCTTCGCCTCCAGCCTCGCCAAGATCGGCGGCGGCGGCGGCATCGCAGGCGGCCCCACCGCCCTCCTCGACGAAAACCGCCGCCAAACCCAATTCCTCCGCCGCATCGCCGAAGGCATTTCCAAACTCAACCCCACCCCGCTCCTCGCTTAACCCACCATGGCCGTCGAAACCCGCCGCGAAAAAACCGTCAACAACCGCAACAAAGGCGTCACCACCGTCACCATGGAAATGGTCGGTGCCACCCAGGTTGACGACATCGGAGCACCCACCGGCACCACCATCCGCAATGTCCGCCGCTCCATCGCCGATGGCCGCGCCGTCCTCCAATACGACATCGTGGACGATAGCGTCGGCGACTCCTACTCGATCTCCGGCACGGCTTCCCAAGAACCTATTGCCACACATCCCTATTTCCAGCCCGGCGGAAAATGGGCCGTCACCGAAGACGAGTGGAAGACCTGGGATAAATGGCAAAAAGAAGGCACCGACATATCCGCAGAAGACCTCAGTAGCTATGGCCAAGGGTTTAACCAATTCATAAAACTCTACCTCAGCGGCTTCACAGATTACCTCCAGCCACGCGTCTCGCTCCGCGTCACAGATGCCAATGCCAACGAGCCAGACCTCTCCGAGCTCGGCAAAATCGCCGCCCCGCGCAATGCCCCCGATCTCGCCGATGGTGCCAACTGGCTCATGTCCGGCTGCGACGCCTCCGTCGATTCCGATGGAAACTGGGAAGTCACCCGCGAATTCATCTCCTCCGGCCCCGGCGGCTGGAATCCCGACATCTACGGCGCAGGCACGGACTAATGCTCATCCCCACCTTCCAGAAAAAATCCCCCCTCACCGCTGCGGACCTCAATCTCCTCGGCGACACCGTCCGCCGCGCCCGCGTCCTCCCCGGCGTCGGCATTAAACTCACCGAGACCCTCAACGGCACCGTCGTCAGCCTCAAGCCCACCCGCTCCTTCGGAGGCGGCGGCGAATCCGAAAAACACCCGTTCCAAATCGCCACTTTTGCAAAGACCGACTCCTCCGGCGAAGTCACCGGCTACGAATGCACCGTCTCCCCCGGCACCCTCAACAACCTCCTCCCCACAAATCTTTTTGAAGACAACGCCCCCACCCGCCACAGCTACCCCAAGGATTCCATCCAGCATGTCATCCTCACCGGCCTCAGCAACGGCAAACAATTCACCTCCTGCGAACTCTCCGTCCGCGCCCAGCCCCCGCCAGCCCAGCCGCCCACTCTTTTCGGCCTCCCCGACGAAGTCGAAATCCTCCTCGGCGTCGTTTACAACGGCGCGATCTACCAGATCGTAAAAACCCGCCTCGAGCTCGTCGGCAAACAACTCTTCCTCAAAGACCGCGACCAACCGGCACAACCAGGGCAACTTCCCTACGAAGCCTATTTTGTCTGGGCCGCATGATCTCCTACACCGTCACCACGCAGAAGACGCAGGGGCAGTATCGGCATAGTTTTACGCAAAAACTAAACTACACATTTAACATTTTTGATTTTGACCAACAATTAAAACCTAACGAAACACTCGGTGATTTTGGCGTTTATATTAGAACAGAAGCGTATGGACAAACATTTGAAACTTTTTTTTCTTCAGATGGAGCATCTTCAAGAAGCAATTCGCTTACCGGTTCAGCAACCGGAGTAACTCCGGGAAACCCTCCTGAGTTTTCTTTTAGTGGCACCGTTGTTGAATCTAATTTGCTTATTATAGACAGCAATTTAGCCGCAACCGGAGAAGGGGTAAGATCAGAAACGGGATACTACAATGAAAATGAAACCGATGACAATCCAGCAGGAACAACAAGTTTTGATTATGGAGGTCCGTATGCGTCATACACAACCCTGACCCCAACCACAATTTCTGGCATAACAACAACCACGCAAGATCAACAGCGTTTTCTTCGAACTTCCAAAACTCAGATTGTTGGAACGACTGTTGCGACTACATCTGAGAGTGATTCTTCAACTTTTATTACTGTAAAAATTACTACCACAAGTGAAATAATCGGAACTTTTTCTTTAGCAGGCAAAAATGTTGCCACGACGACCACTCAAGAAATTTCAACCAATTTGGTTACAGAGCCTGGGCGTTTTTTAGGTCAAAGTGTGTTTATTTTAGATCCACCGCGTGACACTGCGACAATTTTTTGCAAATTTGAAAATGTAATAGTCTGGGTTCCTACCGCCACAGACTTGGTTGGAGCTGGTCCATGGGCACTTTCAGACATAGCCACTTCTCACACTACAGATTTCACAGCAAAACCTCTATATTCTACCCGCCCCTTGTTGGTCATTGCCCAAGAGGAAGCCACATTTCCATCTCCACCAGAAACATTGGAAACCATTACAGAAACTCGCGTGGGTTTGTCTTATGTCACTGCAATTCCTCAACAAGTTTGGATTTCAAACACCAGCGGCGGGTTTCCTTTAATAAGCACGCAATCTTTTTTTCCTGTTTATACAACATTTACCACGGAATATACATATCAGAATTTTACGGAAAACAACCCGGCACTGACCATAGAAGCAACGGAAATCGGTCAACAGACTTCCAATTCCATACAACTCAAAAATCGTAATTTAACCTATCAAGAATTTTACGAATTTTCTTATGTGACCACGCGTTACTTAGGCACATGGAGCGCAACTTCCAGCACTCAATATGCCGGAATTTCAACTGTAAATGGCGCGGGCACTGAAATCATTAGCGTTGTAAATGCTCAAATAAACTTTGCCCAAGGCGAAACGATCTGGGGCACCAATGTCGAGCAAATCCAAATCCGCGCTTTTTCTCCCTGCGCGGTCTCGCATGTCGAAACTAATTTCAGACAAGCCTGGGGCCTCCACGGCAACAGCGGCCCAGAGCCAAAAAACCAAATTAGCTTCGATGGTAGCCTGAGCCTCAGATTCACCGATTTTGTCGAACTCCTGCCCGGCGTCTCGGCTCCCTTTCCCACCACATACTCGTGGAGCACCGGAAACTCCACGCTCTCAGCTTCTCTTGCTGGCAATGCCATCACCATTTCCACCACCTCCGGCACCGGCTCAAACGCATCCACGGCCTCATCGACCTACCAATTTCAAGGCGAGGGTTCTGCATATACCGAACAAATTTCCGACCGTTCTTTTTTTCTAAACAGCCAAGGTCTGCCCGCCCTTTCTTTCTTCGGCCCCCACGCCGCTACAGAATCCATCGAAACCCGCGCCCGCCCCGGCGAATATGTGCGAATCGTCCAAGATTCGCTCGGCGCTTTCACCCTCAGCACCCTCACGCTCGAAACCACCGCCGCCTCGATAATTTCTGAAAACGCCATTTTGTTTCCCGGCGAGAAAAGTTTCTACACCACCACCGGCGGCGTGCCATTTCTCACATTCTCACGCAACCCGGTCCCATGACCGCCATCACCGTCGCCGCCACCCGCAGCTATCTCCACGCATTCCCCCAATGCGTGCGCGCCATCGCCGCCGCCGCCTGGCACCTCGAGCAGGCCCACTTCATCTTGGCCACCGACGAAAGCAAAGAAGCCAAAGCCGCTGCCGAGATCGCCCAGCGCGAACTCCCCGAAGGCTGGAAAGTCACCGTCCTCAACCTCCCCATCAAAGACGACGCCAGCACCCGCTACAAAGAAGAAGCCCAGCTCCGCATCGCCGCCCTGCAAGGCGCCGCCTTCGCCTTCGCCCGCAAAATCCGCGCCACCCGCCTCCTCGTCGTCGAATCCGACACCATCATCCCCGCCGATGCCCTGCGCGTCCTCGAATGGACCCTCGACATGCCCGGCGCGGACGGACGCCCGTTCTACCACATAGCGGCCGCCACCTACCCAAACGGGCTTTTCCTCGGAGGCTTCGGCACCCAAGGCCACCAAATCGCCGAAGACTTCCTCCCCTCCGAACGCAAACTCCCGCCCCGCCTTGCACTCTGCCTCGACACCTGCGAATCCCGCCTCAAAGGCTGCAAAGACCGCAAAACCGCCGAGCGTGAACACAACCGCATGCACCGCCTCCGCGAGCGCATCAAAAAATGCCCGCCCGATGGCAACATCTGGGAAGTCACGGCGAAGCACGGCTGGCGTCGCCGAGGCTGGCTCGACTTCGCTTATCCTGGCATCGGCCGCGGATCGATCGTTCCCAGCGATTGGTGCGGCCTCGGCTGCACCCTCCTCAGCCAAGCCGCCCTGGCCCACGCCGATTTCACCGGCTACGAAGGCAAAGGCACCCAAGACCTCTTCCTCTGCTGGCACCGATGGCACCCCGCCGGTCTCCGCATCGCCGCCGTCCCCCACATCGTCTGCGACCACATCAAACGCCGCAGCCCCAGCGACCCACCCGACTCCCCCGAAATCCTCCACCACCGCGCCTACCACGAGCTCGAAGGCGAACACCGCGGCCACCTCCGCGTCCGCACCCAGCCCTTCATCTCCGTCTAAAACGCCGTGCCCGCCGTGCCGCCGTGAGAACCCTCCCACCCGCTCCGTGAGCCACTCGGAGCGCCTTTGATTTGACACCCGCCGCTCCCTCGAGCGGCAATGAAACTCTTCCTCGACACCAGAAACCGGCGCTTCGTCAAGTCCGCCGCGTCCAATGTCGCGCTCCAGACCCTGCACCTCAAACGCCGCGACCAGGTGCCCATCGAGATCGTCTTCGTCGCCAACAACGCCGTCGTCACCGCCCCCACCGGCACCGCCACCACCGTCGGCCTCAAAGCCAAATTCTCCGACGCCAACTTCCTCGCCTTCGCGGCCCCCGGCACCAACACGCTCAATTTGAACACCGAGCCGGTCGAGGCCGCATTCCTCTCCAACCCCGCCAGCCTCCCCGCCCTCCTCGAAGTCCGCTGGTCCGCCCCCGGCGAAGCCCTCCGCACCGCGACCCTCCAAGTCGAACTCCAGAACTCCGTCATCCTCGGCACCGAAGGCACCCCCGCCGCCGCCCTCGACCTCAAAGCCACCCAGGCCGAAGCCGAAGCAGGCACCAGCAACGACCGCTGGATGACCCCCCTCCGCACCGCCCAAGCCATCGCCGTCCAATCCAGCAAAGTCCACATCTCGGCCGCCCCGCCCAGCCCTGTCGTGAACGGCACCATCTGGGTCAACTCCGACACCCTCCGCCCCCACATCCTCGCCGAAGGCATCTGGGCCGAAATCGCCACCGCATAACCAAAAAACTAACCACCATGATCGCATTCCCAGCCAACCCATCAGTCAACGACACCTACACCGCCTCCGGCCGCACTTGGCGCTGGACCGGCGTTGTCTGGCAGCTCCAGCCCCGCACCCTCACCTCCGCCGACATCACCGATTTCGCCGAAGCCGTCGGCGCGGCCGCCCCACCCACCACCGACGCCTCCCTGCTCACCTCCGGCACCCTCGCCGACGCCCGTCTCTCCGCAGCCGTCACAGCCTCCCTCGCCAAAGCCGACACCGCCAGCCAGCCCGGCCACGGCCACGAAGTCAGCGACATCGACGGCCTCCAATCCGCCCTCGACGGCAAACAACCCGCCGGCTCCTACGCCACCCTGGTCAACGGCACCGTCCCCGCCGACCAGCTCCCCAGCTATGTGGACGATGTCATCGAAGCCGCCGACTTCGCCTCCCTGCCCGCCACTGGCGAATCCGGCAAAATCTATGTCACGCTCGACACCCGCAAAACCTACCGTTGGTCCGGGTCGGTCTATGTCGAGATCAGCCCCAGCGAGGTCACCTCCGTCGCCGGAAAAACCGGAGCCGTCACCCTGGACAAATCCGATGTCGGCCTCGGCAATGTCGATAACACCTCCGACCTCGACAAGCCCATCTCCACGGCCACCCAGACCGCGCTGGATGCCAAGTTCGATCGACAGGTTGCGCTGACCGGAATTCAAATCAACGGATCAACCGCACCATCATCTCCTTCTGGCGGAAAAGGTGGGCAAACCATTCCTGCAAGCCGCAACGCATTGCAAAATGTTGAAATTTTTAATCTGAGCTCTTCGAATTTTGCAGAAGTTGTTTTAGCCAAAGCAACAGAAGGCTCAGAAACAAATGATCTTTTAAAAGTTCAACTGTCTTCTGGTTCTTCCACCAAAGTAAAAGTTTCCTACTACAAATACGGTTTTTTCAGTGGCTCTTTAGGCTACCAAAGCACACCCACTACTCTGGTCGATTTAGCCCCAGGCCAAAGCGCTAACTTTGTTCAGTCCGGCGCAAATTGGTCACTTGTCGTCCCACAAACCATCTACAGCGACACCGCCCCCTCCCATGTCGCCGGACTCGAGTGGGTCGATACCACCGACCTCCGCTCATACCGCAGCTACGACAACCTCTGGGTCGAGATCGACCGCGCCTAATCGCCCACGATGGCCCTGTCCTTCCCATCCTCACCGCAGCCCGGCGATATCTTCACCGCCGACGGCCGCGCCTGGACATGGACAGGCACCGTCTGGCGCGTCCAGCGCCTCATCGCCATCACCGATGTCACGGGCCTCTCCGCAGACCTCGCCACCCGCGCCACCACCGCCGCCCTCGATGCCGAGGCCCTCGCCCGCCTCGCCGCCATCGACTCCGTCAACCTCGCCATCAGCACCGAGGCCACCAACCGCGACGCCGCCATCTCCGACGAACGCGAAGCCCGCGAAGCCGCCATCTCCACCCTCTCCGCCGACCTCTCCGAAGAAACCACCCGCGCCCTCGCCGCCGAAGAAGCCCTCGATGTTAAAATCGACGAAGAAATCATCGCCCGCTCCACCTTGGCAGGCGAAGTCTCCTTAAAAGCCGACCTCGTCTCCGGCCTCGTCCCCGCCACCCAGCTCCCCCCGATCAGCTACCAGACCACCCGCTACGACGGCGACGGCACCACAACCGCATTCGCCCCTCCCGGCACCCTCACCGCCAGCGACTCTCCCTCCGCCATCAGCGTTACCATCAACGGCGTCACCCAAGAACCCGGCAGCGACTACACGCTCAACATTTCCACCAACCGCGTCGTCCTCACCTCCGCGCTCCCCCTCGGCGACAAAATCGTCATCACCCGCCCGATCCTGCTCCCCAGCGCCTCCACCCTCACCGCCGAGCAGCTCGGCGCCCTCACCGCCACCAGCGTCATTGATGGAGGGAGCTTTTAAGCCATGACCACCCTCTCCGCCAACCAACTCTCCAGCAACCTCGACCTCACCGGGAAAACCATCCTTCTCCCCGTCGAGACCGATGCCGTCGTCCACTACCCCTCCCGCTCCGATTTTCCAACCCTCGGCCGCCTCAAACGCATCTACATCGCCGAAGACACCTCAGCCCACTGGCATTGGACCGGCACCACCTACCAGATCTCCGCCCCCACCACCGACGAATTCGCCACCCTCGAAGGCCAAGTCTCCGCCACCGAAGACGCCATTGCAGCCGAGACCACCGCCCGCCAAGCCGCCGACTCCGCGCTCCAGTCAGCCATCTCCGCCCAAAGCGGCACCCTCACCGCCTCCATCGAGGCCCTTGAGACCGACCTCGCCCACCTCACCGCCAATCTCGACCCCGCCGCCCTTGACAGCGTAGCCGAAGCCGCCGCCTCCATCGGCACCCTCACCACCACCCTCGCCACCGTCCAAGACCGCCAGCGCCAAGTCCACGCCCGCCTCTACCACGACAACGCCGCCGTTTACGCTACTGGCCGCCCCGGCACCGAAGACCCCAGCGCCCTCGTCCGCCCCGGCTGGTATTTCACCAACTCCAGCGCCGGTCAGAAAATCAACTGGTTTTTCTGGAGCATCGCCCAACCCGGCATCCCCTCCATCCCCGCTTCCGATTTCGCCCCCTACGCCGTCTTCACCCCCGACACCCTCGGCAGCAGCCCCTTCATCACTTTCTACAGCGCCCCCACCGGCAGCGGCGACGCCGCCCCCGGCTATTACCACTCCGCCTGGGTTTACCAGCTCCCCACCGCCACCCGCAACGCCCTCACCCCCGGCCAGAAAGTCCTCCTCTACGCGCAGACCGACCCCGTCTGCCACCCCGGCCTCCTGCACCGGGAACTCACCTTTGTCCCCTCTGCCAGCCACGGCGAACGCCTCCCCACCGAGACCATCGCCTTCGCCGCCCTCCACTCCGACAGCGGATCATCCCCCGGCAGCGTGCAATGGCTCATCGAATCGCTTGGCGTCGATCACCCCACCCTCCGCCTCGAAATCGCCCTCGCCATCCGCCCCATCTCCGCCTCCCAGACCGAAATTCTCAAAGGCTTCGAGCAAGTCGCCACCTTCGCCTCCCTGCCATCCCCCGGCCGCCTCACCCGCCTCTACCTCGTCCAAGAATCTAACCAGACCTACCGCTGGACCGGCACCGTTTACCGCCTCACCCCCGACGCCCTCGACGGCGGCCAATACTGACCAACCCTTTGACACTCTCCTAACCGGGGAAACCCAAAAACCAACAACCAACAAATAGAAAACCACCACCATGGCAAACCCACTCCTCAAACTGAAACGCGGTAACGGCGCCCCGGCGTCCCTCTCCGCAGGCGAACCCGCCTACGATCTCCAAAACGAGATTCTCTACATCGGCGACGGCACCAACCTCGACAAAGTCGGCGGTAAAGGCGCAGTCGTCATGCTCGACGGCACGCAGACCGTCGGCGGCGTCAAAACCTTCTCCGAGACCATCACCGGCTCCGTCAGCGGCAACGCAGGCACAGCCACCACACTCGCCACCGCCCGCGACATCTCCCTCACCGGCGACGCCACAGGCACAGCCTCCGCCTTCAACGGCTCGGCCAACGCCTCCATCGCCGTCACGCTTGCCAACAGCGGCGTCAGCGCAGGCACCCACACAAAAGTCACCGTGGACGCCAAAGGCCGCGTCACCGTCGGCGCCAACCTCGAAGCCAGCGACATCCCCACGCTCACCGCGTCCAAAATCAGCGACTTCGACACCCAGGTCCGCACTTCGCGCCTCGACCAGATGGCCGCGCCCACCGCGTCCGTCTCGCTGAACTCGCAGAAAATCACAGGCCTCGCCGATCCTTCCGGGGCCAACGACGCCGCGAACAAAGGCTATGTGGACAGCGCCGTCACCAACCTCGTCAACGGCGCTCCCGAGGCCCTCAACACGCTGAACGAACTCGCCGCTGCCCTCGGCAACGACGCGAACCTCTCGACCACGCTGACCA